CAGGGGTTCCAAGATCGGTAGCAGCTACAAATGCTGTAACGCGACGAGCGCCACCGCCACCGCCGCCACCGCTACGGACGCTAGCCGCAGCACCACCGCGACCGCCGCCGCCAGAGCCACCACCACCAACAACCTCGATGTACACTTCCTTGGCAGTCGAAGGGATCGTCCACGTTGAGGTGGTTGTGTACACCGCAGCGGAAGAGGGGAGGGCAGCATCTACTGTTAAGAACTGGCCGTTGCTATCAACAGCAAACCAGCCGCGTGTGTCGGTAAACTGAAGGACCGTGCCGACCGCTATCACGATGCCAGAAGCGACGACGTAGGTGCTAGTTGTGCTGCTGTCGTAAATTTGGATGCTCGCCGTGATCGACGCAGTGTCCTTGTTCGCTATCGACAGGAAGTTGACCTTGCGCTGCGTGCTGGCAGCAGGCGCGCTCAACGCCGTGACGTTGGCAACGCCGTTGGTGTTTGACACCTGAAGGCCGGGCGTGGTCGTTGTCGAGGTGAAATCAACGTAGTCGATAGCCACGGGGCAGTCGTTCGTAGCCTTAGCAGCAGCAAGGACGACCTGAAGGATTTGGGTTGTTGAGGTTAAGAACATCTTACCAGCACCACACTCTGACTTGTCCCGCAGCGCCAATACCCCCAAGTTGCGCCGCCTCGCTACCACCACCGCCGCCACCACCGGGGAAGCCACCATTGGTTCCGTAAGTGTATCCCGTAGCACTGGTCCCGCCACCGCCCCCTAAGCCACAACCTAAGATATCTGTGCCAGCAGTGGAGCCATTAACAGCACCACCAACGCCGCCAACAAGAGTGTATCCCGCGCCACCTCCAGCGGCTCCCGATCTACCGGCACCACCACCGCCACCGCCACCACCAGCGGAGAACCAAGAGCGTGCGCCCGCAGCGCCGCCACTAGCAACCCGAGCGCCACCACCCCCGCCGCCGCCGCCGCCTAAATATGAGCCACTACCGGCGTTGCCGAAACCGCTGGCACTTGCGGCACCGCCTCCGCCTCCGCTGTTATCCGCATTCGCCGCTGCGGCGGTTCCACCAGCCCCAAAAGCTGAACCGCCAGTCGTGCCACTACCAGCAGAAGTGCCGCCGCCACCACCGCCGCCAGCACCCCCGGTGTCCGAATTAACCGCAGCGCCCCCTGCGCCACCATAGGCGTATAGGTAGGTACCAAAACTAGAAGTGTTGCCCGTAGAGCCAGCGGCAGATGATGCCGAGCTTGTTGCAGAGCCGACAGTTACCGACACGGTAGCGGGCAAATCTTTGGCAAGAAACAAAAAGCGGTTTCGTTTGCCGCCGCCGCCGCCGCCGCCGCCGCCGTTACCAGTAGGACCACAACCACCACCACCACCCCCAATGCACTCAACCAGAACAAAACGAGCGCCGCCCGGCTTTGTCCAAGTACCATTGGCTGTAAACGTTTGCGTAAACGCGTTACGCAGCGTCTTTATACCACCACCAAGCGTCATAACAGACCACCCACGCCGGTCGGTGTACTGCAACGTACCCCCAACCGGGATCGTCATGGCGCTGACCAGTTGGTAGAGTGTGGCGTTGTCGTTGATTTGGATCGTCACCACGACCGCCGCCGTGTCGGCATTGAACAGCGTGATGCCGTTGACTTTGCGTTGCGTGCTTGCCGCTGGAGCAGCCAGAATGTCGGTCGTGGTCACACCAACAGTGTTGACCGAGGTCATGCCCGGCGTGGTCGTCGTGGCGTCAAAGTCCACATAATCAATGTTGATGGGGCAGTTGGCCGTGGTGATGGCCCCGGCCAGAAAAACTTGCAGCTTTTGGGTCGTGGTCGTGAGGATCACAGGCGCAAACTCACCAGTTTAAGAACGGAAAATTGGGTTAGCCCACTCGCAGCCGGGGCGGTGGACGACCACGTTGTGCCATTGGACGTTAGCACATTACCGGTAGTGCCGGGAGCAACAGTCTGCAAGGCGCCTGTGCCGTTGCCCAGAAGCACGTTGTTTGATGTAAGGGTTGCCGCACCCGTACCGCCGTTGGCCACCGTGAGCGTCGTCGTGAAAGTGACTGCGCCCGCAACCGTGAGAGCGCCCGCAAACGTAGCTAGCTTGGTGCTGTCAATGGTGAGCGCTGTAGCGTAGGCGTTTTTGGTGGTACCTGCGCTGCCCGCTGGTGCAACTTGGAAGATAAGTGATCCACCAGCGCCCGCACCCGTACCCGCCGAGCCTTGGATTGTAAAATTGGTGCCAACGCCATCCGTAGTAATTCCAGAACTAAACGACTGCGTCCGTAAAATTTGAGCAAGGGGACCAGAACCATTGTCAATGGCTCCAATTTGAATAATAGCAGCGGCAGGAGAGGTCAAAATGCCGCGAGCGGACCAACTTAGTTGGTTGCTGGTGCCAAGCGTTAAAGTTCCTGAAATCGTTGGGGTAGTAATGGTTGGGCTAGTGTCCAGCACCACAGCACCCGTGCCGGTAAGAGTGCCAAAATCCGTCGTGCCGTAGTCCCAACTTGCTGCCGTAGTACCTGTTGTAAGTATGCAAGTAATGTGAACGGTTGTGCCTGGCAGCACTGTGGCAATGCTATTTAAACCAGAAGATTGAAGAGATACGTTAGCTGAAGAGTTGTTGCAAATGTGAAAACTCCATCCCAGCGACAACGTGCTAGTGACGGGCATGACAACTGTTTGAGCGGTACCGCCAGTAAAATATTGATAATAGGTGCTAGTGTTGGTTAGCGTAACGGTTGTGGCCGATGTTACAGTCGTGGTGAAAGTTTGAATTTTAGCGTTAGCACCGGGCGCGGTCGTTGCACCTGTGCCACCATTGGCAATAGGTAGGGTGCCTGTAACGCCCGTAGTCAGATCGACGTTGGTAATGGTGTTACTAGAACCAGATATCGTCTTGTTAGTAAGCGTCTGAGTTACATCCGTACCGACCGCACGTTCAGCGGGGTATGTGACAAAAACGGTCGTAGTGCCGCCGCTAAGCGTGATCTTAGTTGTACCGCCAGCACTGGAAGCCAAGACGGTATCGCGGGACAATGTGGTACCAGAGGAGGTGTAGGTTCCTATACCTACTTCCCAGTTACTACCATCAACCAGCGTGTAGTAGGTGGTGTTTGCATTGCCAATAGCGGTGCCAAACGACTGATAACCAGCAACGGCACCGGCCAGAGTTACTGTACCGGTGCCTGAAGTGGTTGTTGTTTCCTGTACGCGATCAGCAAGTACAAGCGCCATAGTTAGGCAATCCTAATGATAGCCGCAGAGTTGCTCGGAGTCGGGAAGATGATGGTGAAGTCACCAGCGGTAGAAGTTTTATCTGAACCAAAATCTAGAACAGCAACCGCCGCATTGGTCAGGGTGGTGTTGGCATTGCTGTTAGCTGAAGGCGTGGTGTTATAGATAAGCGCGCCACGGGCCGTGATGGTTGCATTGGAGAAAGTAAGGTCGGTAAAGTCCGTAAATCCAACCCCCGTCGAAGCAGTGTTGTTAGAGGTAACAACCCCAAGATTAGCCAGTGTGCCACCGCCAGCGGTGTAGTTAGTACCGGTGACTTCGTTAGTGGCGGTATAGGCGGTGGTATTGGCATCAATCGTAGCCGACGAGGTGTAGAGTGCCAGCTTAAAGGTGTCACCACCAGTAACGCGGAAGTCGTGGACGGCCAGAAGAATCTCGGCCTTAAACGACGTAGTAAGGGTCTGTGTAATAGCCATGATTAGCTCCTTAGGCGTCTAAAATGGGAATAAACTCTGGATGCCCAGCGTTTTTAAACTTGGCAACCAAAGTCACGTTCTGCGCCCGTTGGGCCTCACGCATATAAAACACGAGCACCGAATAAAGGTTTTCGCGGAAGGCGTGTGCTTGTTCAGCCAGCAGGGGGTGTGCGGTCTCACTGATATGCACGATTTTATATACAGCGCGGGAAGCAAGCTCTTCAGGCGAAGAACCACGATCCTGCGTAGTAGCCACCATAACATTTCCAAGAGAACCAAAAGCGTCGTTGTTCATTTGACGGGGTACCTAACTTGAGGTGTGCGATACATATCTTGACGATTTTTACCCTCGGCAAACTCTTTAAGCAACGCCATTGCCTCGCCATACCGAGCTTGATAACCCGCGATAATGTCCTGCTCGCCCTTCATAAAGGTGTAAGCTTCCAGTAGCGAGCCATACAATAGCACAGAATCAAAATTGTCGCCTAACCAAGACGTACCAGCGGTCACAATGGACGGCGGATAGTAGAAGTAGTGTAACTCCATGCTGTAGTTGGCGTCTGGAGTTGGACCTAGAATGTACGAGTTCTGGTCAAACATCGCGTAATGCGTAGGCTTGCCAGTGGTAGCGGGATAAGGAAACGACTCTCGGATGAAGTTAACATCCTTGTTGAGTAGGTAGTCGTACTGCCCTGAGGTTGGATCGATAACCGCTAGTGAGAAGTTAGCCAACCAATCGGACGGTACAGAGAGGTACTTATTGCTGCTAGTGGCGTTGCCAGTGACATTCTTTCGTAGGTCAAGAAGCTGAACCGTGTTGTAGATACGCTGCTCAGCCTGTTGGATGAACGTATCGATCTGTTCAGTAGACGTAAGCCCGCCTGTCCCAGCGGTATCTGGAAAGTCGTTCTCGGTGTACGCCTGAATAGATGCGGATAGTGCAGCGTAATTCACGGGTTAGCACGCCTTTGAATTAAACTTATTGCCTTTGGTAGCAAGCTTTGTCCCACGAATCCGCGTAGTTTGCGTGTTAGCAACATCGTTCGGATAGCCGGACGTATTAGGCACCGGTACCGATTGGGGCTGCGCACGGCGTGATGGGAGCGGGTTAGCCGTAATAGGCAGGTATTTGTACGTATCAGCCATTTTGAACCACCTTTACTGGGTTGCTGTTGACCTTCTTGCCGCTCTTCTGGTTAGCAACCTTAGCAAGGTTGCGCCCGAGGTCCAGCATCTGCTTGTTAGTCTTACCGCCTTTAGCCATAACTTAACTCCCTGTAGTTTGAATAGTAACCGTGCCAACTGATCCTACACCTATTAGCGTATTTACGAGACCAGATAAATCTAAAGGATCATCTAACCCTACCGGATTCCATCCCCAATATATCTGACGACTACCACCAGACGGCGTACCGAACGCATCTACTTCGTCTGTACTGGGCGGGTTGACAGTTAAAATCTGTAGCCCCGTAAGGCCCGCTTGTATGTAGCTAGTATCCGGACGCGGATTACGAAGCGCCTGAGGATCATTAACGGGATACATACCTAGCTGAAGTTGGGGTTGATCCGGCTCCCAGCATGTACGGCAGACCAGTAGGTTTACGTTCTTGGTCTTAATAACCAAGGTGCGTAGCTCTTTAAGTTTGTAGCGGAAGCCACAGCGGTCACACTCCGCAATAGCCTTCTTGCCGGAGGCGAACTTACTAGGCATCGGGGGCTCCTAGTAGAACATCTGACGCGGAGCTAACCGCAACGACGCCTTCTCACGATCCTCATCCGACGCCATGCTCCACTGCTCGTCGTAGACTGCCTTCAACATCCCTGTGCGTTCCAAGGCGTTTGGCAGCTTCATGGATAGGTGGTAGGCCAGCCCAGCAACCAGCGCCGGTAGGAGGCGGAAGGGGATATCTTGGGTCGTGGTGCCGTTACCGGCATCCTGCATACGGCGCAGCCGCCAGTAAACAAAGGTGTAGAAGTTGCTCTGGTCTGGGCTCGGCCACACATTGATAGTGGGGTAAACCACTCCAGTAACCGGATCAGTCGCACCTGATTGCCGGTTGATCCACACTTGGATAGGACGCCCTTGGGCATTCTTGTTTGGGATCGAAGAGTAGGTATCGACGCTAATACGCGTGATATTGATGTCTGTTTGGTTGGTGCCAGTCTGCGTCCGAATGACATGATCGATTAGGTCAATGGTATCTACAGGCAAGCTATAGCTAATCGTGCCTTGAACCATAGGGATCGAGCCCTGCTCGATGGTCCAGAGATTGATACCCCGGTTAGCCCACTCAATTGTCAAAAGGTTAAGGCTACGGCGAGCCGTGCGCAGGTCATAGCCAGTACGAAGCTCAGCACCGCACCTCTCAAAAGCCTCTTCGACTAGTGAGTTAAGGTCTAGATTAAAGGTTGAGGTGCCTGAAGTTGTCATCTGTACCTCAAAGCAGCTAGCCCGCCACGCCTATACGCCGCACGGCCTTCTTCCTGTCCGTACTGCCCGTAGTGACCCTCAACTATGTCCCTAACGTCCATAACGCCGTCGTTATTGTAGTCGCCGTAAGCCGAGGTATTTCCCGCATATTCTCTAGCTACGTCCGGATTGTTTTGTAGATACTGCTGGTACCTATCTGGGCCGGGGTCGTATTCCTCCTGCTGTTGTTGTTGTTGTTGTTGAGGAGCCGGAGCTACAGGAGGAGGGGCGACAGCAGCGCGAGCAACAGGGGGAGGAGGTGGAGGAGGGGGTGGCATATACGGATCAATAGCGAACCCATAATGTTGTTGTAGCGCCCCTAACCCGCCTTGAGTTTGGGGTTGCCTCGCTTGCAATTGCTGCAATTGCTCTTGCGTTTGCACTGCCGTAGGGCTGAATTCTTGGTAGGGATTGTCGTAGGGTTTCGGCCCCGGCCTACCGGTCTCATCTACACGCCCGAAGTCCATGTTGTCGTAGGGGTTCGGCCCCGGCATACCGGTCTCATCTACGTAGCCGTCGTAGGGTTTCGGCCCCGGCAGTCGGGGGTTGCCAGGGCCGTAGGGGTTGTAGGGATTGTCGTAGGGGTTCGGCCCCGGCATACCGGTCTCATCTACGTAGCCGTCGTAGTTGGGGTCTTGGGAGGGCGGGGGGGGCGGGGGCGGCTGCGCGTACGTTTTGCGGTACTGTTGCTCCGGGTCAATTTGGTCATTGACCCTGAATAAGCTGTCGCCAAACGGGCTGTCATTCGGGTTATTTTGGTAGGGGTTGGGGTACTGTTGCGACGATTGCTGCTGCCCGGGCCCGCCCGTTAGGGGTTGAGCCGGGAGCATCCCTTGGGGTTGCGTCGGGGGTGCCGACTGAGCAGCAAACTGCTGCTGCTGCCCGTAAGTGTTATAAAGTTGGGACAGGTAATTCGGGGCTTGTTGAGACTGCGATTGTTGGGGTGCGTAAGGGTTTGAGTATGTCTGCGACATGCCCTGCCCAGCAATTTGCGAAGATGGGTTACTCATACCCGGCTGAGGGGGTGGGGGGTATAGGTTAGAAGACTGTTGCTGTTGCGAGGAGTTATAACCTGACGACGGCATATAGGGGTTGGACTGTCCGCCAAAAGACTGGGACTGTTGCGGCATACCGCCTGTAGGAGTTCCAGCGCCCATAACTTATCCTTACCTGTAATTCGCCGTTTTTTTAGCTACGCGCTTAGGTTGGCTAACAAACTGTTTGCCTTCCGCTGTACCTTCTCGCTTAGCCTTAGTCGTTGCCGCATACTCTTCGGAACTTAACGCTTGTCTAGCCTTCTTAGGTAAGTACCGTTCACCAGTTGCCTTAGGCCCTTGAGTAGACGGCTTACC